GGATGCAGGCAGAGGCTTCACACTTCCGCCAAATGGCAAAGCAAATTAGCGACCCCAGTTTGTCCGCGCAATACCAACTGAAGGCCGCACAACTCGACAAAACCGCGTCCGAAATCATCGGCGCCTAACCCTTTAAGGATCTAACATGGCTCTCGCAGCTCCCTCAGTCAACGACATGTTCGCCGGCCTGCCGGCAGAGCAGCGCGTTGACCGTTTCGAGGCGTTCAAGTCCGCTATGTCTAAGTGCCACGCCGACGCCTATGCACAGGCTTCTCGTGGCGAGGTGCGCTTCGAGCGTTACCAAGGCATCGTCAAGAGCGCTTCTACCAACCCGGCTTCCCAGATCGAGGCTCTCCGTTCCGAAATGACGACCAAGGCCATGTCGCCTGAGGCCGTCGCTGAAGTTCAGGGTGCTCTCGACCGTCTCTCTGACATTCAGAAGGACTGGACGCTCACCAACCCGTTGAACACGGTTCCTTACGGCAACCTCGGTCTCGTTCCTTACGACCTTGACCCAGCGCTTGCTCTCTTGGTTCCTCGTTCATTCATCCTTCGCAACTCGATCAGCCGCATCGGTGGCATCGGTCAGGCTAAGGAATACCGTCGCATCACAGGTGTCTCGAACTCGAACACTGGTGGCGTTGCCAACCTCAGCACCTTCTTCTCGAGCGCTTCGGCCTCGACGCAGTTCGGTGGATCAGGTGGGCCTAGCCTTCAGCGTCCTAGCAAGATCTCCTACGCCGCAGACCGTCACGTCGTTTCATACGTCGAGCAGGGTGTGTCGGACGAAGTCTTCATGGAAGCACAGTACGCAGGTCAGGGCTACACCGACCTCCGTCAACTCAGCCACACGGCTGCTCTCTGGGCCCACATGCTCGGTGAAGAGCGCAACTTGCTCTACAGCCGCTCATCTGGCACCGGATACGTTGGCGCACTGGCGACCCCAGTTGTCACCTCAGCCAACTTGACCAAGGCTGCTGCCACGACCACAGGCGGCACGTTCGTCGGTGGAACTGACACCGTCTACTTCAAGTTGACCTACTCATCGGGTGTTGGCGAGTCTGTCGCTACCGCTGAGCAGAGCCAAGCAGTCACCGGATCGAACAACTCGGTCACGCTGACCTTCTCGGCTATCCCAGCTGCGGCACTTGCTACGAACGTCTACTTCGGTACCGTTTCTGGCACGTACACCAACAAGGTGACATTCACCGGCTCATCGACAACGTTGCTGACCGCTGGCTCAGGCTCCTACACCGCTCCTTCTTCGGATGGTTCGGCTAACAGCCTTGGCTACGACGGCTTGCTCACGGTGCTGACGGACTCGACGCAAAGTGGTTACACCAAGCGCCTGAACGCTGCCCTCTCCACTACGGAGCCCGGCGCAGAATTTCAGGACTGCTTTGGCAGTCTCTACAGTTCCGTAATCGCGGACCCAGAGATGATCATCACCACTGGTGCGATTCGTCGCGAACTTGCTAAGAGCATCCAAACTCAGGGCAACCCCACCGGCTACCGTCTCAACCTTGAGGCTGGCTCGGATGGTGTGACCATCGGTTCGGTTGTCTCAGCAATCGCTAACGAATACACAGGTCGCATGGTTGACGTAGTAGCTCACCCATACGCGCCTGCTGGATCGGCGATCATCTGGAGCAAGACCCTGCCCTTCCCGGACAGCGGAATCAGCGAGACCACTCAGGTCGTGAATGTCACTGACATGAACGTCATCGAGTGGCCCGTCATCCAGATGTCATACGACATCAGCACGTACCAATACGGCACCATGATCCACCGGGCACCGGCTTGGTCAGGTTCCATCACTGGTATTCAGTAGTCACCCACTACTGTTTAGGTAGTTCGTCGGGGCGGTCTCTCCCGTTTCTCACCAAGCGGTTGTCTCCCCAAAAGGAGACCCCCCGACGGACGCCTAACTGCAACCGAAGGAGTCGCCTGTCAATGCCTCAACTACTTGGCCCCGAAGATGGAGCAAAGGAGGTGTCGATAGGCGACTCCGTCGTTGCGACCCGAGGTAAGGATGGCGTGTTCAATGTGGACAACCCAGCCGTCGCTACCCTCATGCGCAAGTCCGGCGACTTCACCACACGAGGCATCCGCATCGGTGCTGGAGCTCGTGGCTTCAAGTGCCAAGACTGTGGCTTCGTCGCAATCATCAAAGACTCCTGCGGCCGTTGTGGCGGCTCTGACCTGAAGGCTGAATCATGAGTATCAACCCAGCCAACATCTCCTACGACAACCGAGTCCCCTACATCACCGTCGCCGAGTTTCAGAACTCACCCATCGCCTCGTCCATCGACTTCTCGAACCTTGTCCCCGGTGGCACGCAGGCAGCTCAGGACGAAGCACTTCAGCAACTGATCTACATGGCATCAGCCGAGGCCGACAACATCGTCATGGGGCCGCTCGGTACGCTCTGCGCCACCTCGAACACCGAGCAAGGCCGCTACCGGATGAACCGGCAAGGCTTCTATGTCATCCATCCGGCCTACTGGCCCATCCTCGAAGTTGACGCCGTCGCCATCGGCTCGGTGCCTTCGTACCAAACAGCCATCCCGGTCTCATCAGACAACGTCTGGATCGAGGATCGTCAGTTCACCGTTCTCTCAGGTGCCTTCAACTGGACGAGCGCAGGCCCACTGTCCTTCGGCGCAGCTGGAGGCTCTTATGGCTCGACGCCAGACTTCATCACCTACACCTACGTCAACGGCTTCTTCAACGCCTTCACCAGCACCTCGGTCTCATCAGGCTCGACCTCAATCACCGTTGGCTCATCGGTCGGTTGCTACGTCGGCCAGACCGTGACCATCTGGGACGGCCTCAACACCGAGACCGTGACCGTGACAGCGATCTCAGGAAACACCTTGACCCTGTCCACCGGCCTTCTCTACAACCACCAACTCGGCACCAATGTCTCAGTGCTCCCGGCCTCAGTCAAGCAGGCCGTGATTCACCTCGTCGTCGCTGGCATCAAGCAACGTGGCGAGGGTGGCTTGGTCATCGCCGAGACCGGCGAGCCTGTCAGCGTGGGCGGATCGAAGGCCGACAGTGGCGTCGAAGACCTCGCACGAGCCGAAGAACTCCTGCACGCCTTCCTCCAAGTCTGGGGCAGGGCATAATGGGCGCCGCCGTCTACGGAATCGGCTTCGGCTTCCTTGCATTGGTCATCATCGCCATGCTCATCTTCGCCGAGGAGGAGTAATGAGCAGAGCCAACGTCCGAGCTGCGGTCGCCTCCTACTTGCAATCAGGCGCAGGCACGTCCATTCCCTACCTCTCCAACGTCTATCCTCACCCGGCCAAGTTCACGCCAGAGGGTGACTTCTTCGTCAACGAAGACCCTGGACACAACACCGGGGCGGTCATCTTCCTCTACCTCGGCCGCCAGATGGAACGCCGAGCCGCTATGGGAGGCCCGACCACAGGCCGCAAGGTCGTCGAGTACGAACTCGTCATGGACTGCTTCATTCGCAACGCCTCGACCAAGTCGGAGAACTGTGGAGCAGACGCAGACACCTTCCTCGATGCCTTGGTGAACTACATCCGAGCCGACCGCAACGCTGGCACAGCTGCGACGAGCACCGGCCCTTACGCTGGCACCGGCTACATCTTCCAATGGGGCGAGGGAGCCTTCCCCGGCGGAGAAGACATCGAGATTCAAGCTCTTTATCCACGCACCCTCAAAGGCTCAGGCCAGATCACGCAGGTCTACGCCTCAGTCCGCACCGCAGTTCTGGAGATCGCTGACGCATGACAACCTCGACCATCGTCATCAACGTCGCCGGAGTGGCTGGCCCGGTCAACGGAGTCAGCGTCACGGCATGGAACGTGTCTCGCTTCGGCTACTCGACTGTGCCTCCACAGGGCACCGCCAAGCCGAGCGGCACTGCTGACGCCACAGCGACCTCAGCCGATATCGGCGCCAACGGTCAGGCCGTTCTCACCGTACCGACCGGCTCGATCTACAACATCTGCGCCACCTATGACGGCACGAACTACTGGACGCAGACCTCAGAAGCATTGGTCAACACCGGCCCACAAGGAGCGCAGGGTGCAACAGGAGCGCAAGGAACACAAGGCTCGACAGGATCTCAGGGATCGCAGGGACTTACCGGCGCAACTGGCGCTCAGGGATCGACTGGCGCACAGGGTACGCAAGGCGTCCAAGGATCTCAGGGTGCTCAGGGACAACAGGGCTACCAAGGACTGACCGGAGCACAAGGCACGCAAGGAGTTCAAGGTGCCACCGGCGTTCAAGGCCCACAAGGCGCTCAGGGAGCGACTGGGAGCCAAGGAGCGACAGGCGCTCAGGGTTCTCAGGGTGTCCAAGGTGCAACCGGCTCGCAAGGAGCTCAGGGCGCACAAGGTTCGCAAGGTAGCCAAGGCACCCAAGGAACTCAGGGCGTGCAGGGTAGCCAAGGTTCGCAGGGCGTGCAAGGTAGCCAAGGATTCCAAGGCTCACAGGGTAACCAAGGCAACCAAGGCGCTCAGGGTAGTCAAGGTTCACAGGGATACCAAGGCAGCCAAGGATCTGCGGGCAGCCAGGGCTACCCTGTCGGCCTGACGGGTGCGACCTCCGCTACTCGATACGTCGGCGGCACGACCGCAGGCGCACCAACCTCTG